ATGCAATTCAGGGCGCCGGAGCAAAAGAGGATTGGCTGAATAGTGAGGAGGATGTGGCGGCTATGGAGGCTGATCAACAAGAGAAACAAATGGCTGCTCAAATGATGTCGGCCGTAGGTCAAGGTGCTGAGGTTCTTCAGCAAGTGAAGGCTATTAATGGCTGATACAAGATCAATAGACCCGGCCTATTTTGAGCTTAATGATGCATATGTTTCTAATCATAAGTCACAGATTAGAGCGTTAAAATCATTGCATAGTGGTAAAGCTACAGAAGCTGAGCAGCTTATGGCTCTGGATTATATTTTGACGGTTTTATGTAATAGGGCGGGCAATCAGTATTTCCAAAATGAAAGGGATACATGCTTTGCTCTAGGGCGTAAATTTGTAGGCGACCACATAGTAAGCGCCATTAAAGTTCCAATAACATCACAGGAAAAATGATATGACAGATGAAATACTAGATAACCTGCAAGCCAGCCCTAGTGATACACAGCAAGACGTAAACATCACCAATACACCAGCCGAGTCAGCACCTGTAGTTCCGCAAACATGGCCTGATAATTGGCGCCATGAGATGGCAGGAGGCGATGAAAAGGAGCTCAAGCGATTAGAGCGAATGAAAGCTCCTACCGATGTGTATAAGTCATACCGTGAGTTAGAAAAGATTAAATCAAGCTTTGTACCTGCGCCAAAAAAGCCTACATCTGAGTCCACTCCAGAAGAGGTTAAAGCGTACAGAGAAAGTATAGGAGTGCCAGAGGATTACAAGGCTTATGACCTAAGCTTTGATGATGGCACTGCAATTGGCGAAGATCTAATGCCAACAGTTGATGGGTATTTGAAGTTCGCGCATGAGAGCAATTTACCGCCCGAAGTTGTCAAGAGTAATATCAAGTGGTTTATGGATGATATTGCGCAAGAGCAATCAAGAATTAAGCAGGCTAATGACGAGGCTAGAGTAAATGGCTTAGTGCAGTTAAAGTCTGAATGGGGGGGTGAGTTTCAAGGCAACATGAATGCAATTCATAGCTTATTCACTGAAGCCCCAGAAGGTGTGCAGCAGTCCTTATTTAATGCTGTGGGCGCTGACGGTTTGAAGTTTGCAAATAACCCTGATAATATTAGATGGCTTGTTAATGTAGCGAAAGCTATAAACCCAACGGCATCTTTACTTCCTGCCGGAGTTAATACCGAAGCAGGCATCGACACTGAGCTTGAGAAGTTACAGAGTATGATGCATTCAAAAGATCCGGCTGAGTCAAACAAATATTGGAAAGACCCTAAAGCACAAGAGAGATTCTTGGCTTTAACCCAAGCAAAACAGAAAGGCCGTTAAATAGGCTCCAGTTCTGCTAAATGAATAGACCCTTTATTGGACAACCTATTCTTAGGCCATGATGGATAACCCTAGTACGGATTAGAGAGCATTCCGCTCATTTAATTTATTACTTTGGAGATTTATCATGGCCGAAACAGCCTATACAATTCAGTACAGAAGCGAATATATCCCCGGCTTCGAACAAACCAAATCATTGCTTGAGCAATCAGCAACTCACGAAGCTGTTATTAAAGGCAATCAAGCTACTTTCCTTGTGGCTGATTCCGGTAGTGCAACCACTACTACTCGCGGTGTTAATGGTCGCATCCAAGCTCGTGGCGATAATAACTCTCAACCAGTGGCTACTCTTACTGAAGAGCATGATCTTGTTGAAAAGACAGGCTTTAACGTGTTTGCATCACAAGGCGATCAACGTCGCATTATGCAGCAAACATCAATGGGTACTGTAAACCGCAAGAAAGATCAGCAAATCCTTTCTGCTTTGTCTGCTGCAACTCAAACACAAGGCGCAGCATCTACCGCAAGCTTGGCTATGTTTGCTCGTGCAATTGCAATCCTAGGCAACAATTCTGCTGCTGATGGAGAAGTTAGTGCTGTAATCAGCTACGCTGCTTATGCATATTTGCTACAAGTGCCAGAGTTCACCAATGTTGATTATGTTGACCGAAAGTCGCTTATTAACACTAACGCAACTAATGCATTTATGTGGATGGGCATTAACTTCATAGTGCACCCAAACATTGCAGGTAAAGGCACTGCATCAGAAACTCTATATGTCTACAACAAAAGCGCTATTGGTCACGCTACTGATATTGCTGGCATGCAGGTTTATGCTGGGTATGATGAAGAGCAAGATTATTCATGGGCTCGCTGCTCAATGTATATGGG